GCATTTTATAACCTCAAAATTCATTATTTCTTACCGCCGCTTCCGATTCCTTCAGATGTTCTTTCTGCAGCATAGCCTTTCATCTTTTCGCCATATTGTTGCAGCTTCCTGTTTTCTTGGGCAGCGAGATCAGCGATTCTTGCTTGAAGGTTTAGTTTATCTACATCAGAAGCTTGACCAAGGTTAAACTGAGCAAGTCTTGAAGAAAGATCTGCTCCTTGCATGCCAAGCTGACCGCGTTCTACAGCACCAGTCTGACGTTGCTGTTGCATCATGTTAGCAACATTTTCAGCTCCACCCATAGCAAGTCTTTCAGCAGCTCCACCGCGAAGACCGCCACGCATAGCAAGCTGCGATCTAGCGCCAGCCAATGCTCCGGCCTGCTGACGAGAAGCTTGATCCATAAGTCGAGCTTGTTCTGCGCCTTGTTTTTCCAAGGCCATGCGATACCATGGAGATTGCTCCATTTGCTTTTGAATGTCTTCGCCTGAAATTGACCTGGCGGTAAGTTGACCTTTATCAGCCAAAGTCTCGATACCACGATAAGCCTCAAGCTGTGGAGTTGCGGCCTCTTCAGCAAGACGTTTTGTTTCTGCGTTGTATAAAGCCTCTTGACGAAGCTGCTCAGGACTTTTTTGTTGAGCATCACGTTTTTGCATTCTTGCTTGGTAAGTCGGGTAATCTTCTCCAGGCCTTCTTGCTCTTTCATTGGTTGCCATTAGATATTACCTCCGGTCATTTCAGAATATAGCCTATAATCAGGCTCAATAGTGTTTTCATTATCTGGATACATTTCAGCCAATGCCTTTAAAGTATCTGCTTTTTGCTGCTCAAGATCTTGAATAGCTTTAGGAAGATTTGGATGAAGTTCTTTTTCAAGACATTTCATCTTAATGTAGCTCATAACGTAGTTAACCGCCTCTGGTATGTCACAGATTGACGTATCATCTACGAGCTCGTTTGCATTGCGAATGTACCAGATCTGAAGAAATGATCCGGCCTCTGTCGGTGTTGGTGTAATTAATACTTTTGGCTCACCAGGAACAGAGTTTAAAATGAAGTAGCCATATTGCTGAGTGCCGCTAGGAGAGGCCTTGTCTGTTTCATAAATGCCAAACTTATTCCAATTACGAAGACGACTAAGCTTCCACACTTGGGTTCCTGATCTATAGATGATCTGGCGGATCTTTAAGCCATAGATGTCTGCAGGGATGTCATATTCCTCTTCGCCAGGAACAAGAGTTAAGACACTTCTTGTTACAAAGTAGTCCTCACATAAAGTAAGGATTTGACGCTCCACTTCATCGATAGCTTCATTGGCATAACCGAGAAGCTCTGTCTCTGTGATGAATGTCTCGCCTTCTAGGTCGAGATCACGAAGCACCTTTGACTTAATTTCGTTCCACGTCCAAAATTTCATCAGGTACATCTCCCAACAAGACAGCGAATAGTGGTTGCTCCAGCGGCTGTTATATCAAGCTCATTAGAATCAAACTTAGAATAATTAAGCGTAACTGCTACATTATTATAGTTGTGCATAATTATAACATCTAACGGCACAAATCCTAAGCCATGTCTGTATCTAAAATTGCTTACTGCGTTAGGTATTTCAATAGAAAAAAACTTAAAATTACCCCTGTCTAATGGATTGGCATTGCCATAGTCCATAAGCCTTTTAAAGTTCTCTTGGACATATGGATCTTCAATCTCTTTTCTAAGAAGCACAGGGAACGTCATGAATTGACCTCCCCGCTCTCAGCGGTTCTAAAGGCATTTTGAGAAGGACCAGAAATGTCATAAATAATGGAGAAATTAAGCAGATTTAGAGCCTCTCCTTGAGGTTTGCCGCGCATAACCCACTTTTGACCAAATCCGCTAACTGATTGATTTAATGGATCATTGAATACAATAGAATCATCGGTACTTGCAGTAATTTCATATTCTTTGGTGTATCCATCTTCTTCAAAAGCAATAGAATAGCCTACAGCCTTATCTGGCCAGTCATAGCTAGTGATGTTGGTAAGGGTAGCCGTCTTAGAGATGTTGTCGACTGTAACCGTCCCGATAGTATCACTTGATAGCAGGGCCACCTTAGCATTTGTGAATTTAAGGCTCTTATAGTTACAGCGAAGGCTCTTGGCCGGCATAAGACGCTTCTCGTGAATGAGTCCCTGCTTATTCCATTCAAGGCTTACGTCGCCCCAATAAACGTCCGGTTCGCCCCAGAGGATGTTGCCTTTGTATCTAATAGGCAGCAGGTTTGCCACCACGCGATTGTCGTCGTTATTGCTAACAATCTGCAGGGCCACGTTAGTATTGCTCTCACAAGTGATATTAGCCTGCGTAACGTACTTTCTAGTGGCAGACGTACCAAAGTTATAAGAAGCCGTCTCAAGCGTGTAGATAATGGTTTCATTGATCCAATTGGCTACAGAAATGTCTGGGTTTATTTTTGGATCGACATATATGCCGTCCCTGTGAACAAGGACATAACCATACTTATCACAGCGAATCATGTCGCCATTGATAAACTCGATAGCGCAAGGAACAAAGGACGCGCCCGAGACAGTTGTGAATGTGGCGTTTTCTCTAATGCCCCAATTAAGATCTAGTACATAACATTTGCTCAAATCATTGGTATTACTATCAGGTATAGTCCACCAGACACGATTCTTTTTAGAATCATACTTACCTTGTATCTTTTTATTGTTATTATCATTTGCAACAAACGTTTTATATGTTTGGTCATAATCTTGGTTTAATTTTAATACTTTAAAACCATCTGTATAATAAACAGCATCTTTTCCAAGCCATAGCACACCGTCTAATGCTTGTACAGTGCACTGACTATTAAGACATCCTGCCGTATCGCTTATGCGCTCTACTGTCATGCCGCCACGACCGAGCTCATCAAAGAAGCCGTCGACGCGGTAAGAGTTGTTTTTGCAAAGTATGATGACGTTATTTTTAGTAGAAGACACAGCAACGATGTCGTCATCTACGTCGACATAAAAGCTTTCAGGGCAGCTATCTGGATCGCCTTGAATAGATTGTCTAAGTCTAAAATAGTCGTCTCCGCAATTTCCGTAATAGGCAATGTCATTTCTGATGTGAATGCTTTTACATCTTGGCGGAGGATCGTTTGCTACAACGCCACCGTTTGTATAAAGCTCTTCATTTGTTTCTAAAGAATCATTATTCCAAGCAACATACCATCCACCATTTGGCGATGATCCAGGGCCTACACTTGTATCTACAACCCACAAATAATAGTTAGACAGCTGTGAATCAAAGTATAAAAACCCAACTGTCCCAGAGGCTGGAAACGCGGCTTTATTTGCATAAGATTTTATTGGAAGAATTGAATCTGGAACGTCATCAATAAAAGATGTTGTTCCATTATTAATTGTTCCTGCAAAGTAATAACTTGTTCCGTTATTTAATGTTCTATATATGTCTATTTTTAAATTAATAGAAACATCCCAGTTAGTATCTGATGTGTTTGCTATTGTCTTAATATTTGACAAAGTAACTATGTTTCTAATTCTTTTAAAAGCACCTTCATAACTAATAGAGTTGTATGCGCTTGTGCCAGAATTCCACACAAAATACTCTTCTATGTCATTTGCATAATATGTTTTTGCAGGATCTCCAGGCACCGGGAAAGCAAGCTGGTTTGAATATCCTTTTACTGTTGAATTAATTATTCCAATCTCATTAGCATTTTCTACTGCTATTGGAAGACTTGGAGATCCAACATCAAGAAATTCAGTAGATCCAGTTGATCCAGCATTATAACTTCTTCTAAAGACTAGCTTGTAAAAGTAATTTTTTGCTCCGGCAGTGTACGTCTTAATTACTTTTTCAGAGTCTAAATCTTGAAAATCGTCGTCATATTTAGGAAGTCCAGCCTGCACAAGATATGGAATGTTATCGCTGCTTGTAACCTTCATCAAATAACCAGACGACGTAGAGTTGCCTATGAACGTATGATAGTTCCAGTTGGCATAGGTAAACGTGTCATTGCCTGTCGCGCCAGGGAATGCAACATGCAGATCTGGTGATGGGCCTTTTATTTCAACCCATTTATCACCGATAGCAGATGAATTGTAATAATAAAGCTTATCTGCACTTTGAGCGTACAGCTTTCCTTGATAATAAAAACATGTGTTGATCCTAGAGTTTGTTCCTACTCGTGGATGCTGAGAATCGTATAATACAGAGCCAGGCCTAGTAAAAACTTTGCCTTGGTCTTGATATTGATTAATTAGAAGATTATCACACTGCTTAACCTTGTTTGGCGGAGCAGACAGGTAATAATCGGTAATACCACCAGAGAAATCTTCTACTTCGACTTTCTGTGCCATAATTAAACCAAGAAGTAAGCGGTTGCACTTAGGCTGCTGTCATTTGAATATACTTTGTATTTTGTCGAAGCCGTTCCTGGCTTTACATCAAGAAATAGTTGTTCGCCTGCAGCATTCTTTACCATGATAAAGACATTGGCGTAGCTCTTGCCGTTAGGAACAGTCTTCTCTTGGACATATGCTCCATTAACATCTGCAACCCAGTCTGAAGACGATAATGCTTGAGTAACTACTCCGATATTGGTGCTTGGAATAACCGCGCCCACAGATCCGTCATGGACGTGATCGTTAGTTTGAGTGATGTTATACTCGAGTGCTGGGAACCAAACCGAGCCTTTATCGCCAGTATCTGGCAGCTTTAATTTAAGACCAGTTGTGTACTGAGTAGCCATAACCTCTCCTATAATTGTCCAGCCGCCCAAGCGGCAATTAAAAAGTCCACACCGTCATGTACTTTATCGCTATCACAAGGCTGCCAGTCAGCGCCTAAGTCACGTTGCCATAGATACTCTTCGCATCGATCTTGTGCGGTAGGAAGTCTGTCACTTGGGAAGATGCTTTCGTCTAATAAAACATCAATGGCTTGCTGCTGATTGCCATCTTTATATTTTCTGTATAGAGCTACAAATAAAGCATTGCGCGGGTTAGCTTCAGCATATTTTCTGATTTCTTCGTATTGCAACGGATCAAGCCCACCACCGATCATAGCTTTCAAAATCAAATCAATAGCGTCTAAGTGTTTTTCAAACCCTGCTTTTTTGACAACAGGCTCTTCTGAATTTACCGAAACCTCAAAGCCAAGCATACGCTGCAAAGTCCAAACCATTGGAGGTGGTAAGAATGTGCGGCTAAGAGGCCCGCGCCCCATAGTCCATCCGTTAGCCTTGCCGTAATCGTAAATCTCACGCAGGTTTTGTTTATCACCTGTGGCATAAAGGTGCGGCCAAAGCATGATAAACATATCTTTAGAGATATCGGATTTAGATTGTCCTAAGTCATAACATTGATGCGATTCATTACGATACCAGCGCCCTGGCTCACCTTCAGCTTTGTAGATGTCAGCATCTTGACACCCGCCTGCTAGTTTACACAATGCGGTAAAGCCAAGAGAATCGCAGCCGCCTTGATGCGCCCAGCCTTTATGGAGTGATTTGTATAACTCTGCTTTAGCTTTAATCTTAGGCTCAATTTGGTCAGGAGACTGTGCGGGCTTTTTTGAACACGCCAAAGCCAGCGTCAAGATGACAATACTGGCTAGGCGTAGTTTCATGATGACCTCTTAGGCGATTCTTGTGGCCATTATTGCAGTAATTCTATAGCTTGCTGTCTCATTTAAGAGTGCCGTGTTGCCTGCATTTGAACTTTTAATAGCTCTTAATTTTAGAGTCTGAGTTCCTGATACAACCCACACGGCACTTTTTTCAACGGATAAAATCGGAGCGATACCAGACGTAGGCAGATTCTCTACTAATGTTTGAGATTGCGTGTTTGCTATTTGATTGTTACTACCGTCCGTCAAAACAAGATTTATAAATGTTGTCGTGGCTGCTGCGTTATTTTGTAAATAAACAGTCGCTTGGTATTTAACTTGCCACACCCCAGAATCTAAAGTCATTGACAATCCCGTAACATCGGCTAGTGAAGTGCTTGGCACAAAAGATGTCCCAGAAAGATTCACAACTTTTGTCTCCCCCACATACCCACTAGGAACCGCAGTGCCATCACCCGCTGATTGTAATTGTGCTTTAGCTGTCATGTTTTACTCCTTATGCGATTCTTACTGCGTAAAAATTGCTACTTTCTGTTGTTCCACCATTATATACAGATGCAATTCCGGTTCCAGATCCGTCTACCCTAATACCACGCAGTAAATATGTAGTAGAAGTTGATACATCTACAATCACTTCAGCGGAAACAGGTGCGGTTGCTTCTCCAGAAACGTTTGCGGTTGTTTTTGCAACAATTAGCTTTACACTGTTAGCTATAGTTGTTGTATCCGAAGAGTCCCTTATTCTGAAGTAAGCATAAGTTCTATTTCCAGCCGATGCTCCAGTTTCTATTGTTGGATTAATATTATATTTAAGTGCCCATCTTCCTGGTTGAAGCGTAATGCTTGAGATTGCTGTTGATGTTGTTGCAAGAACAACTGGATTTGCTATAGCGGTCCCAGCAATAGTCTCCCCAATCATCCCAGTCGGCACAGTTGTACCAGAAGTGTCGCCAATGATGTTGCGGGCAGATACTGGGTAGCCTACTTGGGCTCCGGAAGATACTTTCCTGACTCTCCATTTAAATGAAGACGAACCAGCTACACCAGACCATGACGACCCATTGTTGTTTGCGTATGTTGATGCATTTGCTAATCGCCCACAATTTCCAAAAGAAACATAAACATCTGTTGCTGAACCGGATATCGTTTCGATAGTCATTCCATATGCAGACGTATTCTGGAATGTTAGCGGGCAAAAATCTAACGAAGAATTGGCAACGCTAGACCAAGTAGCTAATGAGCTAATAAAAACTTCAAGTGCTAATGAGTCGGTTGGTTGTATTGGAGTCTGAAAGCGTACTCTGAGGCGTGTTCGACTGTTTATTGTTGTTGATGCGATAGCATTAAATTGAGCTCCTGAAGGCCCATAACCATATAGCCCATCGTCAGATTGAGTCGCACCTGCCGCAGTTATTGAGCTAGTAGAAAATGCATACTCCTCAACCGCTCTTGTCGCTAAAGTAGTTGTGCCGGAACCGGCCCATTGTGCAATAGGCACAACAGCTCTAAATGTATATTTTAAAGCAACATCAAGAGTGTATAAAGTACCAACTACTGTCGTTGCCTGTCCAGAAGCACCAACTTGTATACAAATATTTGATGAATCATATAAAAATGCGGCACCAGTATAAATTATTCCAGATCTTTCTACTTCAGCGGGGCCTACAATACTAATAGCGCCAGAACTTCCGCTTCCTGCCGGTGACATTTTTGATGAATCAACAGTGTAACCAGAAGGCAGTGGAAATAAATAAAGTCCACTTCCAATAGTTCCGGCAGTACTTGTTCTTAAGGAATAATATATTTCCATACTGTCGCCAACACGTCGCCAGCGAGCCTCATTAACTAATACGGTCCCCAGTGTTGGGGCTGTTGTTGTTGCACCTATAGTTAAGTTATACGACTGCCACGCCTCGACTACCGGCACATTAGTAGGCACATTATTTGTAATCTGCGTTTGAGTAGGGGTAAAAGCTGATGATGACATTTGTTGCTCCTATTAATATGCCCAAGTTGGCTTAGATTCTAGTTCCATGTCTCCAGACACAAGAATAAAATTTGAACCTGATGAAAGCCTGATAACAAGCAATTTAGAATTTGTAGTATCAGTATAAGCATTAGCTACTGTTGCGGTATCAGCACCAACGGTAAAAGTCTGCCTAACAGTAGCAAAACTTTTAAAAACAATTCCA